AACGTATTTCTCAGAAATACTGACCCCGGAGCACTTGGCGAATCTCAGGTAAAGAAACTGGAGACTAAATTATATGCTTAAATGTGAAATTATTAATCTTTACATAGAAAGCAGAAACTATCAGCCAGAAGATAAGTTACTTCCAAGAAGAAACATTGGTGTGGAATACACTACAGTGCGTGAAGTAGTGGAAGCAGTATACTACTCAGAAAATTTATCTAAAGCAGCCGAAGCATTAGAATACAAGTCAGAAAAGGGTCTTAGAACCGCTTTATATAGAAAATGTGAACAATTATTCCCTAAAAACACTTTTCAGTCTTACTTTAGATATATAAATAATCAGATGGGATATCACTGGTGTGATAGCTGTGAGAAGTTATTGCCTTTAGAAGAATTTAATATAGATATAAATAAAAATAGAAAATTTCGAGGGCCCAGTTATAAAAATATGTGTAAGTCACATTTCAGAGAAATCAATAGAGCCCTTCAAGCCGATTATAGAAAAACAGAACGCGGTAAGAGTGTTAGAAATAGTCTTGTAGCAAAACGACGAGCAGCTAAACTTAATAGAACTGTGGGATGGGGCCAAGAAGGTATTCAAGAGTTATACAAAGAATGTGCAGCTTTAGGGCCGGACTACCATGTAGACCACATAATTCCTATGCAAGGAAAAAAAGTTAGTGGGCTTCATGTGAGAGAAAACTTGCAAATTATACCAAAAAAAGAAAATCTTGAAAAAAGTAATAAATATGAGGTTAGGTAAAAATGGCTAAAGTTGCCTTAGTAGAAACTAAACCAAGTAGAACAAACTATTCAAAAGAATTTGATAATGCTTTTGACTTCGAGCAGTTTCAACTCTGCTCAGACCCTACAATCAAGAAAGTCTTGAAACGAGACTGCGATCTTGATATTGATACTTCGCTGTACGACTGGATAATTCTGGTAGGTAGTGAAGCATTGAAATACTTTACAAAAATAAACTCTGTAACAGAATATTCTGGAAAACTAGTAGAAGATAAATTCCTGCCTGTTATAAATCCATCAATGCTTGCCTTCAAACCAGAGGCTAGAAAGACTTGGGAAGATTCCAAAACAAACATCATTCAGTACATCAGCGGAGAAAAAGTGGACAAAGTGATAGATGACTCTATTGCTTTTGGTATACAAGACACGGAGACTGCTAATGAATATCTTAGAAAAGCAATTGCATATGATAACGAATACATTGCACTTGACAGTGAGACTACTGGCCTATACCCTCGCGACGGGTATATGCTTGGTATTTCTTTATGCTACGATGGTAGCACTGCCGCCTATATAGATACTTCTGTCTTTGATGAAACTACAGAAGATCTTATGCGAGAACTCTTTGCCAAGAAAACTGTAATATTTCACAATGCTAAGTTCGACATTGCATTTTTTGAGTATCACTTCGATGTTGAATTTCCAAAATTCGAAGATACAATGCTGCTTCACTATTTGATAGATGAGAATCCTGGCACACATGGACTCAAGCAACTTGCAATCAAGTACACAGACTATGGCGATTACGAGAAGCCAATGTATGATTGGATAGATCAGTATCGCAAAGATAATAAAGTGCTTAAAAGTGATTTCTGCTGGGAATGGATTCCCTTTGACGTAATGAAAGTGTATGCAGCAATGGATGCTCTAGTTACTTTTATTATCTTTGAAAAGTTCAAAAAGATCAAAGAAAATCCTAAACTCAAAGCAGTTTATGATAATTTACTTATTCCAGGTACTCGATTCTTGATAGGTATTCAAGACAATGGTGTGCCTTTTGATGCAGAGCGTCTGTCATTCGCACAAGAACTCATGCAGCAAGATATAGACAAAGCAATTTCTACCTTGTATGAGAATCCTGCAATAGAAAAATTCGAGGCTATAAATGGTAAAGACTTTAACCCTAATTCTACTGTGCAACTCCGTTCTCTTCTGTTTGACTTTCTTGGTCTTAAGCCGGTTGGAAAAAAGACTGGAACAGGAGCAGACTCGACGGATGCAGAAGTACTCAATATACTTGCAAAAGAATCTGAAGTACCTGGACTTATCTTGGACATACGTCAAAAGTCCAAAATTAAGAATACTTACTTGGACAAAATCATACCACAGCTTGATAGAGACTCTCACCTCAGGACTGGATTTAATTTACATGGCACAACTAGCGGTCGGCTTAGTTCTAGCGGTAAGCTTAATATGCAGCAAATTCCTAGAGATAACCCTATAGTCAAAGGCTGTATCAAAGCGTCTGAAGGCAATAAGATTGTTGCTATGGACTTGACTACTGCCGAGGTTTATGTTGCAGCTAAACTGGCGCACGATGAAGCACTTATGGATGTATTTCGTTCTGGCGGAAACTTTCACAGTACAATTGCTAAGACTGTATTCAAGCTACCTTGTGCTGTAGAAGAAGTTGCAGATCTATACAGTACCGAACGTCAGGCTGCTAAAGCTGTTACCTTCGGCATTATGTATGGTGCGGGTGCTAAGAAGATTAGTGACGAAGTGACTAAAAGCTCTGGCACAATCTTTACTAAAGGTGAAGCTCAAGAAGTCATCACTGACTATTTCAACACTTTTCACAGTCTGAAAAAGTGGATTACTTACAACGAACGATTTATCGAACAGAACGGCTTTATATACAGCTTTTTTGGTCGCAAACGGAGACTACACAATGTCCATTCCACCGATAAAGCCATCAGAAGTCATACGATTCGTTCTGGTCTCAACTTTCTGGTTCAGTCTACTGCTTCTGACATCAACCTTCTTGGTGCAGTAGATGCCCATGCCCACATAAAACAGACAGGTATCAATGCAAAGATATTTGCGCTGGTACACGACTCAATTCTTGCAGAAGTTGTAGAGTCGGATATTGAAGAGTATTGTGAGATACTCAAACATTTTGTTCAGTTAGATCGTGGTGTAAGTATTTCTGGCGCTCCAGTTGGATGTGACTTTGAGATAGGCGAAGACTACTCAATGGGTAAGTTTAACAAACAGTATGGTTCGAACAATTAAAAATCTATCTTCTATACAGTTTCCTGTCTATTTACTACCTTCCTCTGATTGGGAGGTAGTAGATGGACTTCTTTTCATGGAAGGAAAAATCTTAGACGATAGAAACATGGCCGGAGACAGTTTAGGAGTAAGAAGGCTTCAGACTGAGTTTGCTTTATTTCCTCTGCCTACTCTTGTGTGGGATATTGTAGGAATAATCAAACAACGAACAAACTATTTCATAGATAGTGCAGGAATTCCGTTCATCTATGAAAAAACAAAGACAGTATCACTAAAGTACGAAAAAATAGTAAAGGTAGAAAGAAAAGGTATAGCAAGTATTATACGACTCAATGGAGTAAAAAAGGCATTAAAAGTAATAAGACCTCCAGAACCTGGAATGTCTTGGGCGGGTGTACTATTTCTTAATAAGTACCCTTGGGTAGTCTATGACTTCTCTGAAGAGAAGAAAAAGGACACGTGGAGAAAGGTGTAATGGCAAGAAAAAATAGGTTAATAGCAGCAGCAAACTTGAATCTACAAGAAATAGAGCCTCTAACACAGAATCAGCTATTAGCATTTGAAGCCGACAATAATCTAGTATTACATGGAGTGGCAGGTACAGGTAAAAGTTTTATCTCCTGCTATTTAGGATTCGATGACATTCTAAAGAATGACAAAGAAAGAATAGTCTTAATCAGAAGTGCAGTACCTACTAGAGACATTGGATTTTTACCCGGAAACGAGAAAGAAAAGGCCTCTGTATACGAAGAGCCTTACAAAGACATTTGTATAGAGTTATTTCAGCGCGGAGACGCTTATGAAATACTGAAAACAAAGGGAATATTTTACTTTATGACTACCTCTTTCATACGAGGAGTTACTCTGAGAGACGCAGTAGTTATAGTTGACGAGTGTCAAAATATGTCTTTTCATGAGTTAGATTCTATTATAACTCGAATTGGAGAAAACTGCAAAGTAGTATTCTGTGGAGACTTTAGACAGGCGGATCTAGAAAAGAATGGGCTGAAAGATTTTATTCGAGTACTAAAAGCGATGGGTAAAGAATTTACTCTAATAGAGTTTGAAATTAAAGACATAGTGCGAAGTGACTTTGTGAAGAAATATATTACAGCAAGGACAGACTTAGGTATATGAAAGCCGTTTTAAGCAATCGAATTTACATGGATTGCGATGAAAATTTACAAAGAGAAATCGATAAGGAACTTACTTATCGTATACCTTCGTACGACCCAAAAGAGCCGCCTTTTGTCATAAAAAATATGGGAATAGTTAGAAAAAACCTAATCACTATTCCTATAGGCAGACAAGATTTAATACCTTCGAACTATGAAATTGTAGATAAACGATACTTAGAACCAATTGAGTTTCCTGAGTTTAAGTTTGATCTACGAGAAAGCCAAGCAGAAGTATACAATGATATACAAGATAATGCTATCATCAATGCTTGGGTAAGTTGGGGTAAAACCTTCACGGGGTTGGCTATAGCCGGAAAACTCGGACAGAAAACTCTAGTTGTAACTCATACTGTACCACTACGAAACCAATGGGCAAAGGAAGTAGAGAAAGTCTATGGATTTACTCCAGGTGTCATTGGCAGTGGCAAGTTTGAGACAGATACTCCAATAGTGATTGGCAACACTCAGACTTTGTATAGAAACATTACAAAGATAAACAAGATGTTTGGCACAGTTATACTAGACGAGATGCACCATGTAAGTAGTCCAACTTTTTCCAGAGTTATAGACACAAACTATGCACGTTACAAAGTGGGATTGTCTGGAACAATTGAACGAAAAGATGGAAAGCACGTTGTGTTTCGTGACTATTTTAGTTCAAATGTGTATAAGCCACCAAAAGAAAATTTTATGCAACCATCTGTGCAGATTTGGAAATCTGAAATACGATTTGTAGACGGTGCGCGTATACCTTGGGCAAATAGAGTGACTGCTCTCGCAAATAACGAAGAGTATCGACACAGTATTGCCATGATTGCCTCCGCATATGCTCAAAAAGGGCACAAAGTGTTGGTAGTAAGCGACCGAGTGGGCTTTTTGAAGTCATGCGCCGAACTGAGTGGCGAAAAAGCAGTATGTGTTACAGGTGAGGTTCCTCACGAGGAAAGAGAAACGCTAATAAATGAGATTTTAAGTGGTCGTAAGTCCATTTTATACGGAACTCAAGCAATTTTCTCTGAAGGAATCTCAGTAAACAACCTAAGCTGCTTGGTATTAGGTACGCCTATTAATAATGAGCCTCTTCTTACTCAACTGATAGGTAGAGTTATAAGAAAAGAAGAAAATAAACTAAATCCTGTAGTTGTAGACGTTCATCTGAAAGGAAATACTGCCAGTAGACAGGCTTCCAACAGAATAGGATATTACATGAAACAGGGTTACCAGATAAAAGAGCTGTAAAAAAATAACACTTGACAATAAAGATAAAGTTTGATATAATATGTTGTTATACGATTGGAAAAAGATATTTAAGTATAGTAAAGGCACTCCCTCCGAGGCTTTTCTTATATTTAAGACTCATGCTGAAAAACCTCTACCAAAGAATAAATTCGATCCAGTCTATAAATATTCTAATATTAACTTTTCGGGCGAGAGCTTTCTAGTACATCCTGACGTGCTGTTAGCTAACGCTCACAAGTATACGCAGAGAGAACTCTGTGTATATCTTTCTCTAGCAAGTATTCGTTCTCTGTCTGATTTTGCTATAGGCAGAGAAACTTGGCTAGATATGGTGTACGTTGACTCAGATTCTGAGTTAGTAAATGAAGAAATTAAAAACAGCAGTCTACTTTATGTAGAGAATAACAGGCTCTATTTTCTATATGAAGAAGTCCCAAAGGAGAAATTACAATGGCATTAGCATTCAATCAAACAAAGGGCGAAGCCCAAAAATCTAGCATCGTTACTTATCAGTACAGAGATGGCGACAATAGAGTTCGTCTAGTAGGCGATGTACTTGCTCGGTATGTATACTGGATTACTGGAGAGAACAACAAGAATATCCCTCTTGAGTGTCTTTCTTTTGATAGAAACGAAGAGCGTTTCAATAACAAAGAGAAAGATTGGGTTCGTGAATTTTACCCTGATCTGAAGTGTGGCTGGAGCTACGCAATGCAATGTATTGACAATGGAGAAGTCAAAGTTATAAACCTAAAGAAGAAGCTGTGGGAGCAAATCCTTACTGCAGCAGAAGATTTGGGTGATCCTACCGATCCAGATACAGGCTGGGATGTTTGCTTTAAGCGAGTAAAAACAGGCCCACTGCCTTACAATGTAGAATATCAACTACAGGCTTTGAAGTGCAAAGCAGCTTCCATCAGCGATGATGATAAAGGATTGCTTGTAAATCTAAAGTCAATGGACGATGTAATGCCTCGTCCAACTCCTGATGCTCAGAAAGAGTTGTTAGATCGACTTCGTTCTGCTCCTTCAGGCGATGAAATTGATGAAACTCTTGAAGATGAGTTTAATGTTGCATGATATTATTTACCGCAGATTGGCATATAAAACTGGGACAGAAAAATGTCCCAGTTGCTTGGGCAAAGAATAGATACAATCTGTTCTTTCAAAAAATCCAAGAGATAGAGCAGGAGTGTTCACTTCACATTATCGGTGGAGATCTATTTGACAGAGTGCCAACTATGGAAGAACTGGAACTTTACTTCTCGTTTATTCGGGGAGTAAAGATTCCTACTATAATCTTTGATGGTAATCATGAAGCGACAAAAAAGAATTATACTTTCTTCTCTCAACTAAAGCAAGTAACCAGAGACATAAATCCTTTAATTCATGTGGTAGATATATCATATGTTGATGAAGGCTACGGTTTTGGAATCTTGCCGTACAGAGAGCTAC